TGCTTTACCTGAGTATCAAAAGAAAAAAGGCTTGAGAGTTCATCATTCAAACTTATGTTCAGAAATAACACTTGCTACAAATGAGGAAAGAACAGCAGTATGTTGTCTATCCTCAGTTAACTTGGAATATTATGATGAGTGGAAAACCCACCCAGCATTTATACCAGACTTGATTAGAATGTTAGATAATGTATTAACATACTTTATTGAAAATGCTCCAAGTCAATTAGAAAGAGCTAAGTTTAGTGCTATGAGGGAGAGAAGCATTGGACTTGGCGCTATGGGATTCCATGCGTATCTACAGAAAAATAGTATTCCATTTGAGAGTGCTATGGCAGGGGGTACTAATTTAGAAATGTTTGCATATATAAAATCTATGGCAGACAAAACTACAAGAGAACTTGCAGTAGAAAGAGGCGCTTGTCCAGATGATGATTCTTGCTCAGTAAGAAATGCACATCTACTTGCAATCGCTCCTAATGCCAGTTCAAGTATTATTTGTGGTAATACTTCTCCAAGTATAGAGCCTTATCGTGCTAATGCGTATACTCAGAAAACAAAATCTGGGTCTAATCTAGTAAAGAATAAGTTTCTTGACCAAATCATTAGAGATAAAACTACTAGTGAAGAAGAATATACAGAAGTTTGGAGAAGCATAGTAGCAAATAAAGGAAGTGTTCAACATCTTACATTCTTAGAAGAATGGGATAAAGATGTATTTAAAACAGCAGTTGAAATAAATCAATCCTGGGTAATTGAACACGCCTCTGTAAGACAGCAATTTATTTGCCAGTCACAGAGTGTAAACTTATTCTTTCCACCTGATGTTAACAAAGGTGATTTACATAATGTACATATGTTAGCATGGGCGAAAGATTTAAAAACATTATATTACCTAAGAAGTGAAGCTATTGGTCGTGCCGATAATGTTACTTCTTTGGCTAAAAGAGAGATAATCTTTGAGCAATCAGATTGTCTAAGTTGTGAGGGATAAATGAGTCTATTAGAAGAAAGAGATTATTATAAACCTTTTGATTACCCTTGGGCATTTGAGTTTTACAAAAAACAACAACAAATGCATTGGCTACCTGAAGAAGTAGCACTACAAGATGATATCAAAGATTATAATCAAAAACTATCAGNAGGAGAAAGAACACTTATAGATAATATATTTAAGTTTTTTACTCAAGCTGATGTTGATGTGTGTTGTGGATATGCTAAGCATTATCTACCCACATTCAAAGTACCAGAAATAAGAATGATGCTAGTAAGTTATGCTGCTATGGAAGCAGTACACCAAGAAGCATATTCTTTATTATTGGAAACATTAGGTAAGTCAGATGATATGTACCAAGAGTTTTTTGATATACAAGCTATGTCAGAAAAACATGAGTATCTAACTGACTTCAATATGGATAATCCACACGAGATTGCAAAAACAATGGCAGTCTACAGTGGATTCACAGAAGGAGTACAACTATTCAGTAGTTTTGCTATACTTCTAAACTATCCTAGACATAACCTTATGAAAGGTATGGGGCAGATAGTAACATGGTCTATAAGAGACGAGTCACTTCACGTTGAAGGGCTATCAAAACTCTTTAGAACCTTTATCGCAGAAAATCCAGAAATATGGACAGATAAACTAAAATATGAGATATATTGTGCAGCAGAGCGCGTTGTTGAATTAGAAGATAAGTTTATTGATGTTTGTTTTGATAAAGCAGATATCAAAGATTTAACAGCAAAAGAAGTGAAAGAATACATAAGATACATCGCCGATAGACGATTATTAGGTCTTGGTATGAAAGCAATATTCCATAGTACAGTTAATCCACTTCCTTGGATTGATATGCAAATTAATGCAGTTGAGCATACCAACTTTTTTGAAAACCGTGCTACTGAGTATGCTAAGGCTAGTACACAAGGCAATTGGCAGGATGTATTTAAATAATGCAAATACAAGAAATGATAAGTATAGATGGTGTTGATTACGACACTGATGAGTTTACTAAAGACCAAAAGTTAATAGTAGTTGCAATGAACTATTGTGATACAAAAATCGCTGAAACAGAGCAACAACTAGCTGCGTTAAAAACGGCTAGACAAGCCTATATAAACGACTTAGGGTCTCAACTAAAAGAGGATTAATATGGTAATTTATATTGGCTACGATTCAGAACAACCTGAAGCATACGAAGTATGTAAGGAAAGTATTTTAAGATACAATCGTAGCCATGTTATCAAACCATTAATACGTAGTGAATTAGAAGAAAAAGGAGTATACTGGAGACCGTTTCAAAATGAAAGTACAGAGTTTGCTTTCACTCGGTTTCTAGTACCTTATCTTTCTAAGTATGAAGGATATGCTTTATTTTGTGATAGTGATTTTATGTGGAGATGTGACCCTGCTGAATTATTTGATTTCATGGATATAGANTGGATGGATAATAGACTAGGTGTTTACTGTGTAAAACATCCCGACTTCATACCTCCAAATACAAAAATGAATGGCAAACTAAACTTAGACTATCCTAAAAAGTATTGGTCATCTTTAATGTTATTCAATAACGCCCATTGTAAAGAGCTTACTAAAGAGCTTGTAAACCGAGCAGATGCGGGGTTTTTACATGAGATGCTTTGGGCAGATGGTATTGGAAGTTTGCCTGCTGAATATAACGCAATGATAAATTATTATCAATTTAAAAATCCAAAAGCAGTTCACTTTACAGATGGTGGACCGTGGCATGGTATAAACGACAACGAGGAGTACTCCCAAGAATGGCAAGAGATATACAAAAAGATTCAGTAATATTAGTAGGAAACTCTGTAGAAATATTGCAACATAATTATGGAGAGTACATAGATAGTTTTGACCATGTTGTTCGCTTTGGCCAAGGAGTACCTAGAAAAGATATTTCAAAATCCGTAGGGTCAAAAACAGATTTTTGGGTCACAGGTTGGTTAAGAAAAAATTATTGGCATCATTTTCCAAATGCGGAGATTCTATTTAATCGTAGTAGAATCCACTTGAATGTAGAGCCAGATCTAGACCTGCCGTTTGATGATTATACGATTATGTTTTCCGATGAAGAACTTTTAAAGATTTTTGCTCAGATAGGGGCGGAGTCTAATAAAGCCACAAAAGGTGCAAGGCCTTCTGCTGGATTTCTCGGTATTTTATATTTTCTCACAAAACTCAAATGTGAAAATATTACATTGATTGGATTCGATTTCTTTTCAAAGAAATTACCAATATTCTCTGGAGGCAATCAGCCCTCTAGTTGGCATATCCCTTTTAATAGTGCGAGCGTAAATCCACACAACCCTCATGAAAAGGGTTGGGTATGGAAATGGTATAAAGAAGGGAAGTTAGATTGGAAAATCTTATCTGACTTAAAAGACGAGCAACTAGACCTTACCCAATGAAAATCCTGCTGTAATTAATTTACCAGCAGCAGCTTTTTGTTTATTCGACTTAATTAAAATCTTTTCATTTAATCTTCCGTCTTTAAATCTAGCTGGAATCTTTTCCATTAGTGGAGTGTATAAATCCCAAGGTATACTTAATTGTAAACCTGTTCTACACTCATAGTAATCTCTTTCTAATAAGTAACTTGGTATATCTAAGTTATATGCTTTTCTTAACATAATATTATAATTAATACAATCCATCGCTCCAAGAGCATCTAATTCTATTAAAGGGTCTACTTTGCCGTGCATATAAATAGGCATCTTACTTGTTTCTATAGTTTTAAAGTAAGTTGTTATTTGTTCATCTCTTGCATGATTTATGTAAGCATCAAAATCATGTTCCCACTTATATTTTTGAATAGGAGGAGTGCCATCTTTCATAAATAGTTCAGATTCTGTCATGTTTTCTAACTCATTCCAGTTCCATATTAAAAAAGAAGTGTCCACTTTATATCCACCAGTCTGACCTAGTATACTATAGTAAGTTTTAAAAATACCATGGTTATGAAAAGTATTTCTAGAAGTTGTTGCAACTAACTTTTTAAACCAAGAATTAGGTGGTAATTGATTTCCTATAAGTTCTTTTGTAAATATAGGTGTGCGTGTATAGCTTTGTACAATTTTGTTTATTTTACCTTTACCCATCCAATGTCTTTTAAACTGTAAAATCTGTTTTGCAGCTACATGGGTATCGTAAGGAGCTTGATATACTTGTACGTTATCAAAACTCTGTATGAGCCAATCTGCAACATCTTGGTCGTAGTCGTTGTCATTCATAAATACATGCAAACGAAACTTCTCTGTTTTATCCAACAAAGAGGCAAACGTAAACATTGAGTATTTAGGGTGGTATCTAAGTAATATTTCTATCATTTTGTTTTATAATCCCAAAAGTTTTCCTGGTAAAGATACATTCTTTCTTCTGCATCTTCATCGAAGTCAAATATCATTCCTGACCTCTTGCTTGATAATATTTTAAGTAAAGCTTCTGTTGAGTTTCGTACATCTGGTTGTGATATTGCATGATATACCGCTTCATAGGTAAGAGGTTGTTTTTCTCTTGCGCTATATGGCGTTGAAACTAAACTTAATTGTTTATCTAATAATAATGCTATAATACCCATTTCACTGTTAGGGCATACTGCAGCTTCTTTGCAGTTAAGTAATACTTCAAAACCACCTTCCTTGTGTCCTAGGACATTTTCTTCTCCTAGTTCCATCTTTAATTTTGCTCTCCAAAGATGTGCTGTTATTGGATGTGGTTTTACTTTAAATCCTCTATCTACATGGTCTTTCATTCTTCTCCAAGATACAACGTTTTTATTCATTAAGTTGCTTCCTGGCGGGAAAATAACTTTTTCAGGAAACTCTTGTGGAGTTTGCAAAGTATATTTATTATGTAGATTTTCTCTTATTTTTTCTATTCTATCCCAATCAATCTCTTTCTCTCTAAGAGCAATTGAATGTAGTAGATTGTTATTTATTAATATGGAATTAACTCTAATATAAATCCCATTTCCTAAAAAATCTGTATATAACCAGCTTCTAATAGAGTACCTTTCATTAGTATTAAACCAAAGGTCATACTCAAAAGGCAATCCTCTATAATCTCTAGGAATTATTCTCTTCTTAAACTCTGCTAGTCGGTTTAAATCCTCTTTAGGTCTAAAACACGAACCTGACTTCATTACATGAGTAGGAATATCTCCAAGGCTTTCGTTAATAGTCATGGCATCTATTGGATTTTTAGATTTAACTGCCATTTTGTTTTAACTCAAATATTATTTTTTCTAAGTTTTTTACTCTTTCCTCGTATTCACCGATACTTTCAAAGAAAGCACTCATCATGCTTTCCATTTTTTTATTTAAATAATCTGTATCGACCTTAGTTCGTTCATTTAAAGGAACTTTTGTATCTTGTATTGACATTATGTCTCACTCCATTTTGAGCCATCCCAGAAGGAGAATCCATAATCTGCATCACTTGTAACTTCAGTGTCAAATAAGGTTCCAGCTGAGCTGGCGGTTAATCTTTCAAATATCGACGTTTGTGTTAAAGTTTGAATCGTCGTTAAATGGTCTGTTGTAATTGTTGTAAGTGTTGACTTACTTGTATTAAATGTTGTAGTTGTTGTGACCGTGGTATTAAAGGTTGTGGTAATAGTTGTATTAAATGTTGTCGTAGTACCAAAACCTGTTGTAGTTGTAATTGTTGTATTATATGTTGTTGTTGTACTTCTAACTGTCTCTGTACTTTTTGTTGTGTTAAAAGTAGATACCGTATCTCTACTTGTTTCTGTAGTTCTTTGTGTATTAAATGTAGTAACAGTTGCTCTACTTGTAAGTGTTGACTTACTTGTATTAAATGTAGTTGTTCTATTTGTTTCAAATACAGTAGTTGTACTTCTAGATGTTCCAGTATTTCTAGAACTTGCTCTTGAAGTTTGGAAAGCTGTTTCAAATGTAGTTGTTCTACTAGTAGCTGTATTTACAGCAAATGTTGTTACAAAAGAGGTATTAGCTGCAAATGTTGTTTGAGTACTTCTTGAAGTAGTGGTACCTAACGATGTGCTTGTATTTACACCAAATGTTGTTTGAGTACTTCTTGAAGTAGTAGTACCTAATGATGTATTTGTGTTTACTCCGAACGTACTTACAGTAGTTTTTGAAGTAGTGGTACCTAATGATGTATTTGTATTTACACCAAATGTTGTTATAAAAGAGGTTGCTCCTACAAAGTTTGTAACAGTTGACACAGAAGTAGTTGTATTTCTTGTTGTACTTACACTTGTATTTGTATTTGCAGCAAATGTTGTTATAAATGCAGTATTAACATTAGGCAATGCTGTTTGTCTAGAAGTATTTGTACTTCTACTTGTACTTACACTTGTATTTGTATTTGCGGCAAATGTTGTTATAAATGCAGTATTTACAGCGAATGTTGTAGTTACACTTGTATTTGTACTATTTGTAAATCCTGTACTTACTGATGTAGTAGTACCTAATGATGTATTTGTATTTGCGGCAAATGTTGTTTTTCTACAAGTAGTAGTAGCGTTAGTAAATCCTGTACTTATTGATGTATTTGTAGCTACTGCTGTATTTGTATTTACGGCAAATGTTGTTTTTCTCGAAGTTGTAGTAGCGTTAGTAAATCCTGTATTAACAGTATAGTTTGTTAGATTCGTAAATGCAGTAGTAATATTCGGTAACGCTGTACCATAACTTGTAGTTGTTCCTCTAGATGTATTTGTAGATGCAACTGGTAGTGCTGTTAATCTAGTAGTATTATATCCTGTATTTCTAGCTGTATTAGTGTTTCTTGCAGTGTTTGTTGCTACACCGAATGTTGTAAGATTTTGCAGTAGTGCAGTATTTCTTGTTGTTCCTACTGCTGTATTTGTATTTCTGCTGTCTGTGAAAAAGTCAAAGAATGTTTCGAATACCTCTTCACAGAAGGTATCAACTGTATTAACTAAGAATACAGTTAGGTTAGTACCTGCAGTATTATATGCTGTAGATCTTGATGTATTTGTAGCTACTGATGTATTTGTATTATTCGTAAATCCTGTAGAGTTTGTAAACCCTGTAGCTCTTGTTGTGCCGTATGCTGTATTTCTACAAGTATTTGTATTATTTGAAAAGCTAGTAGTGACGTTTACATTTGTTGCTCTAGAAGTAGTAGTTGCTCTGCCTGTGTTTGTATTATTACAAGTAGTCGTTCCTACAGATGTATTTGTATTTACATTTGGCAGTCCTGTTTGTCTAGATGTATTAGTACTATTTGTAAATCCTGTATTAACACCAAAGGTTGTAACTCTCGCTGTGTTAGTATTTACATTTGGNAGTCCTGTT